CAAGACGGTCATCGTCTTCTCTACCGAGATCAGTATCACCGAGCTCTCTGGCAAGGTTAACGGCGCAAACGGCACTCCGCAGGCATTCATGCTGCTGAAGGTCGTGAACCCCAGCGTGTAAACTCTCTCGTGAAGTAGCAGGTTCATAGTTCCTGTTCGGGCGGGTGCTCAGATGCACAAGCAAATGTTGTCACCCGCCCGATTTTAGAAACAACACCAATCCCAATAAGCAATGAAGCAAGTTGACGAAATCATCTACGATGCCATCCGTGCGGATGCCGACCTCATGACCACTATCGGTGGCCGTGTGGTAAGTACCTGCTTTGAGGTGTCGCCGGATGAAGCGGACAACACACCCGTACCATATATCATCGTGACCGATGACGGCTTTCAAGCGCAAGAATCGACAAAAGATGATTTGTGGGATTCTGAAGAAGACCGCGTGCAGGCCAGTGTGGAAGTTGCTGCCGAAAGCCCGAACGAAGTGAAGCAGATCATCCGCATGGTGCGCCGTGCCGTCAACACCTACATCGCCCAGATGCGTGAAGATAATGAAGTGATTCCGACACTTCAGCCTGGTTATCCATCATCGGACGGACTCGCGTGGGACTGGTTGAAACCCTGCTATTACCAGAGGCTAATGTATCAATGTACAACTCAAAGCGATACCGATTATGAGCAAGATTAAAGGCAAGAACTTTAGACTGCTGCAAGCGGGTGCCGCTTTCCCGGAAGCCACCAACTGCTCGATCAGTCTGACTGGCAATGCCGAGGACACGTCAACGAAGGACACCGAGGGACTGTATTCTCAACAGACCATCACATCGACTTCGTGGAGTGCCCAGGTTGACACCTATCAGAGTGAGCCGTCGCAGTTGAAGGCTATCATCACGACCTTTAACGCGGCTGCTGCCGTCGGTATCGGTTGGGATCAGACGGGAGGAGCGCAGAACCGCGTTGCACAGAATGCCTCCTTTAAGCGCAGCGGCAATGCCCTGTTGAATGATTTCACAATGACCTTTAATGACAGAGAGACGGTGCAGCTGTCTCTCCAATTCCAGGGAACAGGAGCCCTCAGTTAAACGACTATGCAGAAAGGACAATACTATCGACTATTTCTGGCTACGACCGCCAACCCGACGGCTGTCATAGCAGCAGCAAAGCAGATGGCCCTTCACGGATCAGCTCAGACTGAGGAGAGTTCAACAAAGGACACGACCGGCGACGCTCAGGAGTATGAGGTGACTGGACAGTCTTACGACATCAGCGGCAGTGGACTTGTCATCACTGACAATGACACGCTGCTGACAGGCGCAAAAAGCCTGAACGATCTCGAAGGATGGATTAAGGACCAGTTGCTCTATTGGAAAATCTGTTTGTGTGAAGGCACTAACAACCGTACCGTTGTCGAGGAGATTGCCAAAGGTACCGGCAAGCTGACTTCACTCCAGATTCAGGCCCAAAACGGAAGCAACACGTCTTATAATTATACGCTAACAGGTTACGGTGCGCTCCAGCTCGGGGCAAATCGCTCTGTGCAGACACGAGGCCGTAGTGCCGCTGCCGAAGCACCCGAAGGCGAGTAATCTCTCTCATACAAGTCGCGTCGTCGCTATGCTTACTTTACTCAAAGGCACATGACGGCGCGGCTTCATCTTTTCACATTCCCATAAAATTTCAAGAACTATGACCCAGAAAGAAATCACCATTTGCGGACAGAAGATCAAGATGCTTTATTGTGCCGCAACAGAGAACGGATTTGAGCGAATCACTCAGAAATCAACAGCCGTGTTCGTGCCGACATTCGGCAAGGACGAAAAGGGCGATATCGTTGTTACCGCGCCACCAACGGCCACCACCGAGGACTACATCTCGCTCGCCATTGCAGCCGTCGTCGCTGCATACAGTTACAACGATGAGGAACCGCCCATCGAATCGAAGACCATCCTCTACGAGGCCACGCCAGACGAGATAAAGCTGTTGCTGAACACTATCATCGAACTCAGGAATGAGTGGTACGGCATTCCGAAAATCGTGGAAGATACACTGAAGAAGGAAGCCGAAGCCCAGAAGGACAACACGGAGGAACCGGCAAAAAACTGACCACCGCTCACGACCGCTACGCGAAGTTCGTGGGCGAGATCGGGATCAACCGCATGGAATATCTCTACGACCTGAACTACATCGACCTACTGATGATAGAGCGCGGCTACGAACGTCGCCACCGTCATCTATGGAGCGCGACACGCTGGCAGACGTATTACTACATGGTTGTGCAATGCGGATCGGACAAACTGCGAGAGAAAGGCATAAACGGACCGGCAGACATACTGTCACTACCTTGGGATAACGAGCAGAAAGCCCCGGTATCTCAGGAGGTTGTTGATGAACTTCAGGCAGAAATGCGAGAAATCAATGCAAGAAACTCTTAGTCATAATTAATGGTTATATAGGATTAGGTTTTTTATTTTAATTTGAGCAAGGGGAGCCAGCGGGCTCCCCATTTTGCGTTTTACCATGTCATCACCACATCGTCGCCCCATGAGTCGGCAGCGGTCAGCGAGAAGATTTGCTGTCGGCTAAAGAGCGGCCCCGAGTACTGAGTGGTCACATTCCTCTGCATCGGCACATCCGCCAGGGCCACACTCGCAATGGCCTCGTTCGAGCTGTCGAGAGCCGTCACCGTCACGCCCGTGGTGTAGTCGTCTGAGCACAGACCGAAGATCGAGGCCGATAGCTGTCCCGTGGTGCCGGCATACGACGAAGGCACATTGATGGTGGCCGTGCGCTCGCTGGCCGCTGTCGGCTCACCCGTCAGGACATCAAGGCCGCAGTACCACGTATCGGCATTGACCACCAGCTTCGAGAGCGTGGTCGGCACTTCATCCGTCACGCTGATCCTGAGTCGCGTGGCCACACGTTGCAGTTCCACCGACTGAGCTGTGCCCGTCTTCGGAGTCACCGCCATCGTCACCGACCGCCAGAACGTATCGGAGGGTTTGCCCCAGGTGATCTCGCCGTCGGTCACAGTCGCATCGCTGCCGCGACTGGCCACAAAGCAGAAGGTGTGAGTGCCGGTGTCGGCTGTCACGCTCACCGTGCCGAAGCCTTCATTTGTCGCCTGCTGGTGTTTAGTTTGCACTAAACTCCCGTCCACGAAGTCAAAGAGCCAGAGGTCGGTCATGTTGGCATCGGCCAACGATCCGCGAGTCATCGCCTGCTGAGCCACCTGTGGGAAGTCGAACGTGATCGTCACCACCTTCATCGTGTTGGCATCGTCGGTCACGCCACCCGTCACCATCGGCTCCTCTGAGCACGCTGTCAGCATCAAGGCCGCTGACATAGCCATCCAAAGTTTTCTCATAGTGTGTTAAAGTTTTAAAAGTTTGGGTTTATTTTTTTTCTTTTTCATCTTCTCGGCTATCATGTCGAAGTCTTCCTGAACCGACTGCGCCAATACCTTCGCGTATCGCTGCGTCTGGGTGATATTGGTGTGCCCGAGCATCTTTGACACGTTCTCGATCTTCACGCCGTTGCGCAACATGTAGGTGGCGAAGGTGTGACGGGCCAGGTGCGAGTGCAGGCGTGTCTTAATGCCAGCCATCACCATGATGGCTTTCAGCTGGCGATTATAGTCCGCGTTGTTCATCTTCGGCACCTTCATGTCGTACTTTTCGAGAATGTGGAGCGCAGGCGGCAGGATGGTGCTGACATACGGCACGCCCGTCTTGATACGCTCGCCCGTGTGGTTCCATCGCATACCGTCCCATTTATATTGCGACATGTCGAAAGCCTGTGCATCCGAAAAACTGAGGCCAGTATAAGCCTGGAAGATAAACAGGTCGTGGGCCACGTCGAGAGGCGATCCCAAGGGTAAGATCATCGTTTCAAGTTTCGACATCTCCTCGTCTGTAAGATACTCCACCACCTCTTTGTCGCCACGCTTGAACTGACCGCGCAGGCGGTCGTATGGATTGCGCACCAGCTTATCAAAGAGCACGGCCCGATTGATCAACGCCTTCAGGCACTTGTGGTAATTGTAGATCGCAGCGTCACCCAACTTCTCGGGCTTCGCTCCGGCCTTCCGTCGTGCATCGCTGACAGGCTTGGTGAGCGAGTGCAGATAGTTGTCGAACCCGCTGATGTTCTCGGCGGTCACGTCCTGCCAGCGTCTGATTTTGGCGTAGTCGTTCAGTCTCACCACCAGTGGCTGGTAGTGCTTTTTTGTGCCCTCGCTGAGATTGAGAAGCGGAATCTGCTCCTCTATCCAGTCGAGGAACGTGGGGCGGTCATTCTGTACGTCGATCATTTGCCATACCTTGCGACGGATGTCTTCGGTGTTGATGGCCACATTATTCTCTACGCACGCATTCACGCACGCGAGTACCTTACTGTATATAATAGCCAGCCGTTCGTTCAGTTCCTTGGCTCCGTGGCAGTTGATAATCTGACCGGCCACGAACTCCGACTTGTGGCACTTGATGCCGGTGCCTATGTAATACGATTTGCGGTCAACGGTGATTCTGACCTCCACCTGACCAAGACCACCATCAGGCACTCGGCCCCTGTGATCCCATACGATTGTATTTGTTACTTTCATTTCGTTTTCAGTTTTCTTGTTTGCCGGTGTTTCCCCCTGTTTCCCTATCAGTCATCGTATAGGGAATCAAGCCAGGACCAAATCTTATCAAGCC